ATGACTCGAAATCCGCCGGGCACGCCGACGGGGAGCACGACGATGAGCTGATCGCCGGAATGATCTCGCTCTACTGCGGTCACGAAGGCGAAGCCGACGAGCGCGGCGTCATCCATGTCCCCATGGTCGAGGAGGCCGTGGTCAACCCGCGCTGGCTGATGCACTGCAACGCCTGCGAGCACGAGTTCGGCGCGCACAATCCGGAGCACGTCTACCGCTGCGAGCGCTGCAACTCGGTCAACCTGACCGGCAAGAACCTGGAGAACACCGACACCCGCAACGTGGTCCGGGGGCTCGACTGGAACCAGGACGGGTCTCCGGCGCTCAACGGGGTGGGGGATACAACCAACTGGGAAGCCGCGCTTACCCAGGGGAACCTGTAGCCGTCCCATCCTGGACATTGCCAGGGCGGGCGGTTTGGGTTACTATTGACTCGAAAGGAATCCCATGGCAAAACCCAAGACCGCCGACAACCAGCAGGCCCGTCTGGCGGTAGACCTCTACCTCGACCCCAAGCACATCGAAACCCTCGCCTCGATCGCCCCCGGCACCGACTCGGATGTCCGCAAGGTGACCGCGATCGCGATGGGCCTGCTGGAGCAGCTCGCCGAAGGCGGGATCATGCTGCCCCCGGTGATCGTGAAAAAGATGGAGGATTCCTTCGGCCGGGCAATTGAAGTCGAAAACATCCTCGACAACTTCGAGAAGGGGATCGGCCGCAAGGACGGGCGGCTGGGTGTGACCATGTTCATCGACCCGGCCTACGAGGAGCCCCTGCGGGAGTCGGCCATCTTCAACGGCTTTAACAAGCCGGACGGGACCCCCGATGTCGAGCGCTACATGCAGAACCTCCTCGACACCGCCTGGGATAACGGCTGGTTCCACCAGATGACCAGCGGGACGCGCCGCCTCCTGATGCTGCCCGGCGACTACGACGCGGTCAAGGAGCTGCTCGGGGGCAAGGACTTCGAGACCGGCACCGACCTCGCGGCGCTCCTCAAGGAGTACTGCGCGCAGAATAGCGGCCTGTTCAGCGAGCCAGTGGAGATGACGTAGTGGCTTTCGATCTCGAACAGTTGAACCAGTTCCTCATTCTCGACGCAGAGAAAATGGAACCCTACCGGGGCCACTTCTGGTATTTCACGGGGTTCTTCCCCAGTCAGTCGTCCCTCCGGATACGGGGCAAGCTTAACGCCTTAAATGAGATCAACTCCTTCTACGAGATGGTGGAACTGGATTGCCGGTGGATGTTTGACCGGGAGCAGGAAGCGATCTCCAAGTGGATTACGGACGGGATCAATGAGGCCGTCGGTAAGATCAAGGCGGCCATCGACGAGGCCCTCGGAGCCCCGCCGCAAGAACCAAAATACGCGGAGGCGGACTGATGAGTCCCAGCCTGTTTTTCTGCACGCACCGGCACTGCGGCATCCGGGGCGTGCTGGTCGAGGTCCCGTGGCGGGACTGCGGCAACCCGGAATGCTGCCGGTCGGGCGGCACCCACTACCCGACTTGCCCGCAATGCGGCTCGACCATGCGGGAGAACGTGAGCGCTCCCAATGTCATCTGGACCGGACCAATCGGGCAGCGCTACCGCTCCAAAGAAGCCGAGGGATTCCATAACCCGGACGGTATGATCGTCTACGAGAAGAACACCCCGGACGGAAAGCCGAGACCGGTTCATCTCAACGATTGGGGGCAGGTCAAGGACTTCTGCCGCCGTGAAGGGCTGCGCGATCCGCGCGAAAACGGGAACAATATCCAGGTTGCGGAAAACGGCCGGGATTTGATCAATACCATGGGGATGCCCGGCACCGAGGTATAATCTCGTACAATAGTGCCGTATGGCGGCTGCCCAGATCTTCGCACCACGCGCACCCATCGAGCGGCAGAAATCCGGCACCCTCGATTACACCGACGGCTACACCCGGAAGATGCTGGCTTGGCGGGACGATGTCGTCCGCCAGGGAGCGGCCGAGTTGCAGGCCGCCCGCGATCTCCAGAACATCCAGACCCTCATCGGCCTGCTCGACGGGACGGGTTGGTGGGAATCGAACCGGCCGGAATACCGGTCGAGCTTCTTCGATAACGTCCTCTCCGACGTGCGGCGCGAGTCGCTGGCTTCGCTGTCGGACGTGAAGCCTACCATCGACATCGGCTGCAATGTCGAACTCTACAAACATCAGGCCAAGATCGTCCACGGCATTATCAAGCATTCCTGGGTGAACGACGCGCAGGATCTGCGCCTCGTGGACTGGATCGACCACGCCCTGTTCGGCACCGGATTCCTCAAGATCGTAGCCTACGCGCCCGGCGTCATGCGGACCGTGGCTAAGGCGCTCGGGCAGGTCATCCCGATTCAGATGGAGGGCGGCGACTTCCAGTCGGCCCAGGTGGTTATCGACCGGGAATACAAGTCGCTGGCATATTTCCTCGAAGTCTTCCGCCTCGACGCCGAGCGCGTCCAGAAGCTCTCCCGGTATTCGGTTTCCCTCCAGTCCACGCTCGGGAGCGAGCGCTACGACCGGCCGGACAACATCCCCGAGTACCAGTGGAACTCTCTGTCGCCGACCATGAAGCGCCGCATGTACCTGAACCGAGTGGCGGGGAAACCACAGCGCGGCTATCCCGGAACGGAGAACGCGGCCTATCCGGTCCTGGAGTTGCAGGAGATCTACCACCGCGACATCAATACCAACGAGTACGGCCACCCGGTGCTGATGAAGCATCCGGACCTGAAGGTCTCCGAGCACAACTGGCACTACATCGTCCCGCCCAAGGCGATGCTCTTTCCGCGCAAGCGGCTCACCATCTTCGGCGGCGACGAGCTGATGTTCGACGGACCGAACCCATTCTGGGACGGCAACTACCCCTACGCCATGTTGCAGCTGAACCCGTGCGTATGGTCGATGGGGGGCATCTCCAAGTACCGGGATCTGGTTCCGCTGGCGCGTTCCCAGAACCGTATTGGCGCAGGCGTGGAGGAGACCGTCATCGACGCCGTCAACCGCAATGTGGTCACCCGCAAGGGAGCCATCGACCCCATCTCCTGGGAGCGGTTTGACCCCTCCAAGCCCAAGCAGAAGATCATGCTCAACGGCACGGCCGACCCTTCGCGCGACTGGAAGTACATGGATGCGAAGCAGCTCCCGCCGTACGTCGAGATGTGGCTGCGGTATATCGACTCGGCCATCAAGCGGCGGTCCGGGATGCTCGATATCCAGGGGCTCGCGCGCAAGAAGCAGGCCCCGGGGAGCGACACCGTGCAGTCCATGCAGGACGCCATGAGCGGCCCCTACCGCCTCGAATCCCGCTATGTCGAGGAGGCCATCCGGCAGGCGGCGATCCTCGAAACCTCGCGCGTCTTCCAGTTCTGGACCGTCGATCAGCGCCTCCGCATCCTCGGCCCCGACGGCATGAGCTTCGAGGACTTCATGTATATCGCCTCGAACATGGTACCCGGCATGGCCCCCAAGGAAGACTGGTGGCAACAGTTTCCCATCAACGTGGCGCAGGGATCGATGCACGGGTCTACCGAGGTTAAGAAGCAGGTGATCGCCATGAATCTGTATAAGGCGCACGGGATCAGCCTGCACGGCCTTTACGAGATTCTGAATATCGGGCTCGACGCCGACGAGCAGATCGCGCTCATCAAGAAAGAGATGGAGCAGCTGCCGCAACCGGCCCCCAAGGGGCGGCAGGAGCGGACCTCGCGTTCGCAGCGCAACGGCTCCCCCATCTAGTGGCCTACGACTTCCGCAAGACTTCTCTCTGCGTGGCGCATTCCGGGGCGGACCCGGTGTGGCGCGGCCTGCCGGACTACGGCAAGATCCATCTCATTCAGGCCCACACCCACCAGGACGTGCATGGCCGGTTTTATTACCGCGAGGACCCCCAGGGTCCCTGGAGGCCCCTGCGGACCCAGCGGGACTTCGATCACCTGAACTGGGTCTTGAGCGAATGGCAGCCGATGGCCCTCGCGCACGCCCCTAATATCGGCAGAAAGGGATTGTGACATGGATATTGCACCGATCACGATATGGCGCGAGGCGGGCGGCGAGGGTCCGGAAGGAATGGCGGCGGTGGCCTGGGTGATTCACAACCGCGCTCTGAGCGGCCGGAGAATGTGGCCGCAGGACGCAGAGAAGGTCTGCCTTCAGGCGTACCAGTTCTCCTGCTGGAACACCAACGACGCCACGCGCAATAAGTACCCGGTGGCAGGAGATGCGGCCTATAGGGATGCGATGCAGGCGTGGGCGATGGTGGGGAACGGGCCTGACCCGACCCACGGGGCCTTCTACTACGTGAACCCGCAGGCGGTCTCAGTCAACCCGTTCGATAACGCCAACTACGTCAAGACGGCCGAGATCGGCAGGCACCACTTCTACCGGGAAGCCTGACCCGCTCAGGCGACCCGCTGCCGTCTGCCGCGCGTGCGGAATTCCCAGCGGTAGATCACAAAGCGGCGGATTTCGCCGGTCTGCTCAAATACCATTCCGCGCATCCAGAGACAGAGCAGTGCGCCGTCCTCCATGGTGGCGGGCCAGTCGATCAGGAGATCGACCAAGCGGGGAACGGTATCGGTCTCGGGAGCCCGGAAACAAACCACCGCGCTGCTCATCTCGGACGTGGTGCCGTATCCGAAACACCCGGAGCCGGTGTAGCGCACCGGCAGGGCAAGAGGGAAGGCCTGCCCGTCCCACCGGGGAGGAGGGGGCGGAGGGGAATCGAGCTTCCCCTGTTGATACGCCAGTAGAAGCTTTACTCGGGAGGCATGGCCGGTTTTGCGGAGCAGCCGCGATACCGCCACCTTCACGCTGCCCGGCCCGATCCCCAACTCTCGCGCGATCTCCGGGTTATCGAGACCCTGTGAGATCAGGTCAGCCAGTTGGGTTTCCCGCGCCGTCAGGGCCATGGCTTTATAGTAAATAATCCGGCAGGGGTTTGCTGGCTGGCGGCAGTCCAATGTTGGATATGCACCCGATCTGGGAGATCAGCCCTTTATCGATAAGCCGCCTGACGAGATCCCGGTAGCGATCCTCTGTGAGGCTTCCGCTGGATAGAGCGTTAAAACAAACCTCCAGAGCCCTGTTGCTGAAGAACCACATCGTATCCGGCGCGGAGGAAGGGTCCCGGATGAGGTCTATCTTGTCCATCCCCAGCATTCCTTCCTCTCGTACCCGGCCCCGGTGAACTGCTCCCAGAATCCCGACACTAGCTCATCGAGCGCCAGCGCCAGCCGCTCGTGATTCCGGTGCCCCCAGATCATGCACCCCGGTAGACGTTTTAGTGCCGCCCAGTGCATGGCGGCATGGAGGCATTCATGCGCGATGATCCGGTCCGTGGCCGCCCGTAGGGAAAGGCAGATCACTCCCAGGCGATTGCCATAGGCCACCTGGATATCGGTGAACGCCCACACGACCTCCAGCTTCTTCTCAGGGAAATGCAGGCTCCGCATCTTGGCCAGTTGGCGCTCGGTGCGATAAATCTCGACCAGGAAATAGCGGTGAGTGTCGTCAGGATGAATACGGAAAGACAGGACAGGCTGCGGGATCAAGCGGCGGGCCATCGTGGCAGTGACGGTCTTGGTGGCCAGCTCAGTCCGCCGATGCCGGATCATCGACACGCCCGCGCTCCTGTAATTCCTGGTAGCGGTCAAACGGCACCACCACCGCCAGGGCTCTGCCGCTCTCCCGGCCCACGACCACCAGCGGCTCCTTGAGAGCCTCCAGATTCTCGGTGCTCAGAAACCGCATCTTGTGAACACCGATGTATTGCACTTTCGGGTTCACGTACAGCGCATTCGCGTCCGCCATGCGCCCATGATAGCGCAAGTAGTTGGAAAACGTACAAACTGTCAACCGACAAAACATTTGACCGTTTTGGTCTTTGCCGCTAATTTGGTGGCGAACTAGCGGAATCCAACCGCTAAATCCAAAGGGAGGGAAAGGCAATGGATCGCAAAAAGAAGGGCCGCAAGTCCCACCGTTAACCCAACGCGCGTCCGTAAGGGCGACCCGGGCCGCGCGCCGAAATTAACGGAATAGGTCGCCCGTTCCAAGCCAATCCCAGCCAGAGGAATTTTTGTAATGAGCACCCGCACGGGAAGGAAAAAAACGCGCGGTCGCGGAAAGCGCACCACGCGCCGGGGAGGAAGATACTAATGCCGAGAATGCCGGTAGTGCCAGCTCCCGGAGCGGAAAGCCGCGCCATGGGCGGCGGAAAAAAGGGCGGCCGGAAAAAGTCCCGCAAGGGCGGCCGTAAGGGACGCCGGTAACATGGGCGACCACCTGCATCCACCGGACAAGGGACGCACCCAGGTCAAGAACGCGACCATCGCGGACCTGCGGAAGTCTCCCGAGGACATGCCGGACCGGGGCGGATCGCTGGGCGGAGAAGCCCAGACCCGTAACGCCACCACGGTATCGCTCGGGCGGTCCGAGAACATGATCGCGCAGAACGGGATGCGGCCGGGCATGGGCGAGACCCAGACCCGCAACGCCACAACGGCCCCGCTCAGCCGCAAATTCAAGAGTCCTTACGGGGGCGACAACCCGACCGACGGACCGAGCGACTACAAGAAATCGTGATGCCGAATGGCCACCCCTCCCGCCCCACTCCCGCCGATGGTCACGGACCAGCAGCAGCCGGAGGCCGCGCAGTCGGCCTTTACGGCCCAGGGGATCGGGCAACCGCAACCGGGCATGGAAGCGGTGCAGGGAGCGCTGGGAACGATCCAGCAGATGGAGGGGCAGCTCGATCAGTTAAACAAGCTCGTGCAGTCCTTGCAGCCCGCTTTACGTCCCAAGGTGGCTGCCGCCGCGCAGGCCTTGCTCAGCTTACGGGACAACTTGCAGCAATTGGCGCAGCGCTCCGGAATGGCGCAAGGATCGCCCGTGATCGGACAGCAGCAACCCCAGGGAAATCCGGCGGCCGGTCCGCCCAACCCCATGGCGGCGGGTGGTTAAGAAAGGCGATGTATGTCGTTTGAATCGATTCTGGCTTCGATCTCGGATGAGGATCTGCGCGGGCAGCTTTCGACCGTGGCGGAAAAGCATCCCCAGGTCCGGCAGTACGTGGAGCTGGGCGAGCGGTTCGCCCCGATTCAGACGCGCTTCGGGACCAGATGGGACGAGACCATCGGCAAGCTCGAAGCGGTCGATCCCGGCAATGGCGCGGAAGACCTGATGCGCTTCCCGGAATGGGTCGAGTACCACAACCGGAACTGGGACCCGGTCCGCAGGATGTATAAGCAGCAGGCGGCGGCCGTGGACGAGAACGAGCTGCTCCTGACGCGGGTCCGGGAACTCGAAGCGAAAGGAAGTGCGGAAATGACGCTCGAAGAAATCAAGGCCTCCCTGGTGGCCGACGGGTACGTGAAGAAGGACGACCCGGCGTTCACGAACGCGATCAACAAGGATCAGCTGCTCGGGGCGCTGAACCAGCAGGCCACGCGGTTTGAGCAGATTTACAAGTCCACGCTCCCGCTGGCGGTCGAGCACCACAAGACTTTCGGCGAAGCCATCCCCATCAACAAGATCATGGAAGAGATGGCCGCCAACCCCAATCTGACGGCGGAGAAGGCGTACGACATCGTCGTGGCCCCCAAGCGCCGGGAGCTGGAGCTGGCGAACCATAAGGCCGAGGTCGAAGCCGCCGAAAAGCGCGGCGAGGCCAAGGGCGCAACCGATGCCCTGGCGCGGATCAATCAGCCGGGAATGCCGGTGAGTTCGGGTGGTACCGGGGCGAGCGGTTCGCACTTTATGAACCGCATCATGCACAAGCGCGCCGAGGCCGCCAAGGCCGCGACCGGCGGACGGCTGGGCGACGGCACCGCAGCACGCGAAGGATTCGGGAAGTACCTGCAAAAGCAGGGTTCGAGCGGAAGCGTTTAGGTTGGCGTCCCGCGCGACGTAAATTTCGAAGGAGGAAGCCGCGCCCGGTTGTAGGCGGCTCAAACGATTATGTCCTTGCAGCTCACAGAACTCGACGCATACGTATACGACCACATCGTATCGCGGACCACCGACATCATCTACGCTTCGTCGCCGGTCTTCGTGCGTCTCTCGACGAAGAACGCCGAGAAGTTCACGGGCAATAGCCGCGTCAGACGGCCGGTCATCGTCGGCGAACTGAACGGCGATTTCATGCAGCGCGGTGAGGGCGTCAACATCGACTTCGTGACGACCGACGCGGCCATCACGGTCAACATGACCGTGGCGTGGGTGAACATCACCCTGTACGGCTTCGACGCCATGAACGACGATGGCCCCGAGGCGATCTTCAATCAGGTGGAGCTGAAGTTCCTCAACGCCTCGATGAAGATGGCCAAGATCCTGGCGACCAATATGTACCTGAACGGCCAGGGAGCGCGGACCAAGTACCTGAACGGGTTCTCGGAATGGTACGACGACGGCAACCTTTTCCCGTCGGTCGGCGGCCAGCTTCGCACGGACATCAACGGCACCGCGAACGGCACCGTGGGCGGCCTGAACGCCTATACCGCCACCCTGACTTCGTTCACGCTCAACCAGCTGAACACGGCCTATGGAAACGCCTGCTGGGGCTCGGACCACCCCGACCTCCTTCCGGCCACGCAGAACGGCTGGAACCTGATCTGGCAGGGGATTCAGCCCAGCCAGCGGTTCATGACGACCGATAACGATCTGGCCAATGTCGGGTTCCAGAACCTCCGCTTTAACGCGGCCGACGTGGTCGTAGACCGGTATCTGCCGACCGGCACCAACGGCGTGATGTTCGGGATGAATACCAGCTATATCGAGTGGTACTTCTCCCAGGTGGAACTGTTCAGCTACGGCTGGACCGGATTCAAGGGCGCACAGGGATCGATCGATGTGAGCGGCCAATTCCTGGTGGGCAGCAACCTGATGGTGCCGAACCCGCGCACTGGCTTCAAGCTGCTCTCGACCCTGTTCTAAGGCCGAAGACGAGCAACCGAGGGAAAAGTCAATGACAAGAAGCAATCTCGCAACTCAATTCGGGCAGGTCGCGCAGTTCGCCTCGTTCCAGTTCACGAACGCCGATCTGACGGCGGCGGCGACCACGCAGACCATCACGCTGCTCGCCAACCCGGCCTCGTCGGGGTCTCCGAATTTCACCCTGCCGCAGGGCTCCTTCATCCTCTATACCCGGGTCAAGCACTCGGTGGCGTTCTCCGGGGGCGGCCTGACCTCGATGAAGATCCGCGTCGGCAAGACAGGCGGCGCAACCAACTTCTTCGCTCCCGACTTTGACGTGTTCCAGGCGGTCGCGGACGGCACCCTGGGGGAGTTCGTCAACACGCAGGGCATGGGCCAGCTGTCGGCCGTCACTGTGACCGTGACCTTCACCTCGGACGCCGGGCACAACGTGAGCGTGGCGACGGCCGGAACGGT